TGTCTTGGAATTAAAATGATCTCTGTTGGATCGATGCCAATGTAACGATCCGTATTTGATCGGTGAACGGCGAGTTCACCACCCGACATCATTAGACCCTCGTTGTTTTGTAACTAGTCCAACGGCGAATTAATTCCTGGCCAGTGGAATTCAGTTCCTTATCAACCTGCGTTTGCCAGAGCGTACACATTTCGCGGGCATTGGCGTTCAATGTAGAAAGGTTACGACTTGAACCCGATTCACTGACATCTGTCATCGTCGCTGTTTTAGCTGCAATCGAACGCCAACCAGCAAGAATTGTCTGACTAATCGAAGCTCCTGAATCCAGAATGGCTCCGAGTGTTATATCGTCCAAACCGAATTCAGTCAGAATATCCGCGTCGGGAAGCTGGACTTTTACAGAATCGATATCGGCCTGTTGTGCCATATCGCCTACTTTTTGCCGTCGCGCTTATCCTGCAAGTGGATCGCTAGCAAATCCTGAAGATCGGACTTTTTGTCGGTAGGTTCATAAGGAACTTTCGCCTTGTCCAAGTGATCTTTCAGTTGAGGAACCGTGTACGAATTGACTTCATCTGCGATGTCCTCGTCAATGTCGCTGTCATCTTCGTCACGTTCGGCAAATCCTTCTGGACCCCACGGCGAGGGATTCGCACCAGGAGTATGACCCGCTTGGCGCGGCTCGACAAGCACTCCATTTTCTCTGTCGAATGCGCGTCCCGTATCGTAATCCAACGTTGCTCCCGGCAACGGAGCGCCACCAGTGTCGTAGACGGCTGCCGCTCTCTGTTCTGTATTGTAGAACGGGGATTGTGCTGCGCTGCCGGAAGACTCGTGTTCTGCGGGGGTTTCTGTGCCATCGACTCCGAATCGACGTTCGTTGGCAGGAATCAGATAACCTCGTCCGCGATTCCGAAGATATTCTTTGTCCTCTTCAGAAAGCGGTTGGTTCAAATCAACAAATCGGCCCATTTCCATTCCTTTCTGAACGGAAACCTGATTGGTGGCTTGGGCACTTATATCACTTCTTAACCAAGCATCTGATAGTGAAATGTGTCACACCAATCAGGAATCCTAGACCTTTTTCAATTAACCTGCGAGGAAACCGCCACCACGCTGATATGCCGACGGAATAACGTAAGAACCTGTCGCCGCGATTTGCATGATGGCAGCCCCGCCACGCTGGCGGACTCCGGTTCCAAATGAGCGAGCGTAGAAACCGTCCACCAGCGGATAACGCTGGTTGTTTCCTGCGATCACACGCAAACCCTGCATTGCCGGGTTTGAATGCTGGCGCATTCCGACCGGATTCGTCAGGTTGAACAAACCACCGTAACCGATTCCCAGCAGATAACCGGCTGGAATGTAATCGTCTTCGATAATGTTCCAGAAGCCATACGATCCAATCACAGGCAAACCGGATAGAATCTCCGCGGGCTGATTTCCAAGCAAACCTTCCGCGTTCGGCAGAATCATCGGAGGTTGACTTGGACTTGGAATAAAGTCGTAACCTGCGGTCATACTGTTGTTGTTGACGACGCCTCTGCGGAAGGTACGAATCACATCGGTTTCGGCTTTGTTCGCCAAAAGTACGAATGATGTTCCGTACTGCGGAGCATAACCGTGTTCCGAAATCAGTTCCAGTAGGTCTTCCACATCGGAACTGTCAATCGTGGCGTTGCCAGAAATGACGTAGTGATTGTGAGAAGTGGTGAAGGTGTTCGTCTTGAACCGTGGCGGGGCAACACCGTCCGCATTGTAGAGCGGATAGACGTTGTACGCCTGATTTCGAATGTTCGCCTTGCGGGTTCTGTTGTCGAACAATGCTTCCATAATCTTGCGGAAAAGCAAACGCTTGTCAGCCCAAATGACTGCGTTGTGAATTGCTTCGACCTGACGTGCATCAGCATCGGCAAGGAACATCCATGTGTAGGCGTTTCGCTTGTCGTAGTGACGCAGATCGTAACCCATTTGGAACATTTCGATTGGCAACCCGGCACCGCGTGGCACACCGAGTTCTGACGCCTCTTCGAAAGTCAATTCACCGATTTGAACCACAGGCTCAACCGGCACATCGACTGGATAAGTCAGAATGCCGATCAGGTTATCCATCACTTCGTTATAGATAGCGATAGATTCGGCGAACTGGTCCCACAATGCATTGAGGTCTACACCGTCAGCGGTTACGGTTACCAGATCGCCTTGAGTAAGCATTCCCTCTTGGCGAAGTGGTTGCGTACCACCGAAGATCGGCCCAACAGGAATGCCATCAATCGTCAGCAATCCGTTTTCTTGTGCCAACATTGGCATTCCCTTTCGATTCGTTTTCGAATTACAAGCACACAATCAGACGACTTGCTTCAACCGTGTGACCAAGATAGACGTTGGTGCCAGCGGTTGTAGTAAGCGAACCATCCGGTTTGATGTAATACTTGGTTCCGGCAGTTGGGGCGGCGACAGTTGCAGAGAAAAGACCTGCCCCGGCTACGCCGTAATCTGTTCCGTTGAAGTTCGTGATTTCACCACGCTTGCCGACATCGACAATATTTCCAGCTATCGGCGGTTCCAAAAGATAACCGTGAACGTCAACGCCGACCGGCATGACGATCACGCCGACAATGCCGGTTTGACCGGCTCCGAGTACACAGGCACCGGATGAGTTGATGCCCACACCGATAATCAGGTTGGCCTGATCCAAGGTGGCATCGACCGCCAGCGGTGCGCGGAAGTTGCCGACATAGGGGTCGTACTTGTCCCAACGCGGCTTGACGGTGAGTGCGCCAATTACCGGAGGCACTGAGGGAAGAGTCATTTTGAATCCTTACCTGTTAGGTTCGCGACTGATCTTATCACTGATGACCTGGGAAGAGTCTCCAACACGGTTGATTTGCATCGGCGTGTCTACATCTTTCTGCCATGCGCGATGACCGGGAATTTCTTCATCAGGTCGGCGCGCTTGGACTGCTTGGACTCGTTGCCTGCCGGTGGTGCCGGTGGCTTGCCTGAGCCACGCTGCGGTGCGAGCGGTGGCTTCTTGTCTTGTGTCGCACCGGCTTTCAGAAGCCAGGGACTCGACTGCGCGATTCGCTTGACGGCGTTCTCCATTCCGGTTACGGTTGCTTCGCCACCGTCAAGATTCACATCGATTTCGATCTCGTCCTCATTCAGTTCTGTTAAAGCTTGACGAATAGAATTCCATTGGAAATCGCTCTGTGAAAGGAATGCGTTGATGAGCGCCGTGTTGCGAATAACCCGATCCATCTTCTGAATCGTTTCATTAGCCGTATTCAGATCGGTTTGTAATTGTTCTTCTCTGGTTTGGGTTTTGCGCTGCTCTTCCTGTTGCTTCTGAGCGTAGCCGTCGCGCTCGGTGGTGACTTTGCTCAGGTCACCTTGCAGCTTCTCAACTTGCTTGAGAAGTTGTCCCAAAGCGTTTGGGTCCGCTTGCAATTGGGCAACAGGGTCGGGTTTCTGCTCTGTCTCCGGTGGTTGCTGTTCCTGCTGCGATTGCGTTATCGCCTGCTGCGCGGCCTGCCCTTCGGCGGTCACTGGGGCAGTATCGGTAGTGGTTGTCCCACCGAAAATCGGCCACGCATTCAACGCCTGAGTGAACGCTGTCATTTGAGAAGGATTCTGTTGTCTCATCTTTTCTATCACTTCCTTTGTCCGATTCGTGATCGTTTGATATATGTCAATGAAATCAGGCGGCTTTGTTTGCATTTTGATCGATCCAATCCCTGTACTGTCCTGCTGTCAGATGCGCTAAAAATACGTCTGGACTCTCAATGTGTGGTGCGACAAAGCAACGACATTGAGGGTGAGGCTTCGGCGGAACGTTATCTACATCGAAAATCTGCCCGTTTAATTGCGTGCAGATTTCTTTCGGATCATCGATATGAGTTTGCGAAGTGTACCAACGCATTCCTGTGACCCACGGGCGATCTTGTGCCATCGTGATGGCCGTGGCGTGGAAAGCATTATTGAGTTCCGTTCGTCCCAAACGAAGCGCGGCGTAGGATACACCACCAGGGGTGTCTGGTCGAATTGACGATTTAACTTGTTTCGCGATATCTTGAGCACTGTCGCCTCGCAAAATCGAACTGTTAATAACCTGATTTACCCATCCACTAGCTAAAGCTTGGGAACGGTAAACTCGTGCCGATAACGGTTGCTGGGATTGCGTGACGCGAGAGATTGCGTGCGCGACCCCTAAAGCCGCACTTTGTCTTTGGCTCGTGATGAAAGAATCTAAATCGACTGTGGTCAAAGCTTCTTGTAGGTATTGCATATCAGTTTGGTTCAAAGCGTCAACGGCTGCTATCGCCTCTTCACGCTGACCACTCCCGATAATCGGAATCAATCTTCTGAACGTTGATCTAAGAATCGTTTTGGTTTCGTTTTGAGCTAATCTGATTTGAGCCGTTCGAACGCCGGAAGACCACGTTGTCTTTTGTGACAGTTTTAGGATTTCTTGTTCGGCATCGTTTGACGCTGCGTTTAAAACGTCTCTGATCAACGCTTCGTTTTTGACTTGCTTCGCAAGAAATGCTCCCAGCCAACGCCGATACAACGTTGACGGCGGCTCAATCGCGGCGGCTTGGGCGGGAGTGGGAGCGGTCATATCAGTTGCCACTCTATCACTTCATGCCCGGTGGCGATCCAATAACGCCATCCCAAAGCGGGATTCGGCCACCCCGCCAGATCGCGCGGCGTCGGCCACGGCACGTTGTTGGGATGCGTGTGAAAGATTCCGAGAACCTTGTCTTCCTGTTGTCCATAGATTTCGGCCACAACCATTTTGAATTCCGATTGAGACATCAGAAAGTTATGGTTCGGCTCGTGATGAATATTGTCGATATAGTAAATGTCCTGCTCTTCTACCGCGATCAG